GTCCGCGCTTCGCACAAACGGAAACGCGCCGCTCTCAGGATGGAGAGCTCGACCCCGATCCAGACAGGTCGCGCCAGGTCGAAGCCGATGCTCAGTAGATCGCGAGGGGTTCGGACGGAACCGCCTCGGCTAGCTGACCTGCGCGCCACCACGCAGCGCGCGCGGCCAGCGCCGCGTCACAGGGCGCGCCGTCGTCCGGGCGCGCGAGCCGTAGCGACCCATCGACCGCGGTTCGGATCGCCAGCGTCTCCATGTGGTCGGCGACCAGTGGGTCATGGTCATGGGGAAGGCGGCCTTCCACGATGGCGCGATGCAGCTCGTTCGCTGACGCGGCTTCGACGTCGGCGGTTCCGTCCCAGGGTCGAAGCGGGAGACCGTCGCGCGCGAGCTGCGCGAAGAGCTGCGTCCGGATCCGCTTCGGGTGCGAGACCTCTACGACCTTCCAGCGGTCGGCGCAGAGACCGAGGATGCGCTGGACCTCATCGTCCTTCGCTGCTTCGGCGGTCCAACAGTGGAAGACGGTCCCGTCGAGGCCGCAGCCGACGATGGCCAGCGTTCGCTTGTACGTTCCTTCCACGGCCAGGACGATCTCGGTCCCGTCGACGGGCGGCGGCAGGTGAGGACAGGCTTCCCACGCGCCCGCGGGGAGCCATCCCGAGGTCGCGTCCGTCCAGGTGCCGAAGTGGTAGGTGCGGAAGGCGCGCTCGGGGAGCAGGTCGGCCTGGACCGCGAGCGCTTCGGGTGCCATGAACCCGGCGCGAAGGGCGGGGTTCGCTTCCGCCCAGGCGCGGCGGTCATGCAGCTCGGCGCCAGCGGGCGCGGACCATTCCAGGTAGGCGACCCCTGGGGGGAGGGTGCCGTCGGCGTGTTCCTGCCGGATCCGAAAGAGCATATTCGGATCGAAGCCAGGGGTGCCGATCCCGACGAGGCGCGCGTCCGGGCGCTTCGCGAGGCGCGCGAGCAGCGCTTCTACGAGCGCGTCGTCCGCGAAGCCGACTTCGTCCACCACGGCCAGTGAGAAGTTGAGACCCTGCAGGCTTGAGAGGCGCGCGGGATGGGCCATGAGCCGTGACCCCGTCGGTCTGAACTCCAGGATCCCGGGGTTCGCGTACCAGACGCAGCGTTCGGCCAGCTCCGGCTGCACCTGAACGAAGCGCTTGGCCGCCTCGACCATGATCGCCGCCTGTTCGCGCTTCGTCGCGAGGACGTCCACTTCGACGTACGCGTCGCCGCGGCAGAGACGTTCGACCGCGAGCGCCGCCATGAGCGTCGATTTGCCGTTCGCGGCCGGGATCGAAACGAAGGTCGCGAGGTTGTCATACAGGCTGCGGACGATCTGCTTCTGAAACCCGGCGAGCTTCATCGGCTGGCCCTGGTGGAAGCCGATGGGAATGGGTAGGTAGCGCTCGATCCAGCGGATCGCGCGCGCCGATTCGGACGTCCCGCGCCAGCCGACCCAGGGCGGCATTTCGACCACGCGGAGTTTCGGCTTCGGTCCCCACGCGCTCAGGGTGTCCTCGACCGGCCGCCACTCCTGCCTAGCCATTTGCAGGCCGCCCGGTTTGTTCGGGCCTGACTGCGGCTCTGGTCATGCGTTTGCGAGTTTGCCAGAATGACCAGGTGCGTTTGTTCCGCCGCCGGATTACGCAGCCGGTTCACGCTGACGCAGCGGTCCCGCCGACGTACGCGACCCTGGACGACTTCATAGGCCACGCGCTGCGCTACCCCGAGAACGGCTGGTACGAGCGGCTATTCGGCGCGTACGAGTCGGTCGGCACCGTCGATAGGTGCCTGCAGCTCAACTCGCAGGCGGTCGCGTCGATGCCGCTGCGCTACCGCCACTCCCCCGACGTCGCCGGGTATGAGCCTGCCTGGATCCACGACCCTGACCCGGCGTGGTACCCGAACGGGATCGGCGACGCGACCTTCGCCGCGGTGTGGTCGATCTACGCCCACGGGGACGCGTTTTTCTGGGTCACGTCCCGCTACGAGGCGACCGGCTACCCGCGCACCTGGACGATCCTCGACCCGGTCACCATGAAGGTGGCGCAGGGACACGGCACCCGGCGCTACGAGTCGAACGGGTACCCGCTGGACGTCCGCGACGTCGTCCAGGTGTCCAGGAATCCGAACGGCGCGCTCAGGGGAACGTCGGCGCTGGAGGCGTACGCGGGGAACGTGCGCTCGGCGTACGCGGCCGAGATCTACGCGGCCGACGCGTACTTCTCGACCGGGGTGTCGCGGGTCGCGCTGCAGTCGAAGCAGCGCCTCTCGGCAGACCAGGCGGCAGACCTGCAGGCCCAGTGGGTCGCCGCGGTGCAGCGCAGGATGGGCGCGCCCGCGATCCTGCCGCCGGACATAACCATGCTGAACCCGATGAGCGTCGCGCCGCGCGACATGATGCTCCTGGAAACCCGCGACTGGGACGCGCGCCAGATCGCCGCCGCGTTCGGGGTGCCCGCGATGCTCCTGAACATCGCCGTTTCGGGCGGCCTCACCTACCAGAATCCCGAGCAGCTATTCGGCCTGTGGTGGCGGTCCGAACTCATGCCTTGCGCGCTAAAGATCGGCGCCGCACTCTCACGCTGGCTTCCCCGAGGGCACTGGGTCGAGTTCGACCCGTCGGTCGCGATCCGGCCCGACCTGCAGCAGCAGATTGACATTTACTCGCGCGCGCTCGCAGACCAGGTGATAACCGTGGACGAGTACCGCGCCGCGGTGTTCGACCTGCCGCCCCTGGTCGAAGGGGAGCCGGACGAGGCGCTGACGTTCTACGAGGAAGCGGGCGCGCATGGCGCAGAAGGCGCGCCGCCGACGGTCGAGGAGGTACTGGTCGCATGAACCGAAACGGGAACGGGAAACAGGTTCACCTGCGGACGTTCGACGCCATGCTGGAGGCGAAAGACGGGCGCATCGTTGAGGGGTGTTGCGTCCCCTACGGCGAAGCGTCGCGCGTCACCGACGACGGCGTAGAAACGTACTACGAGGTCTTTGAGCCGGGGGCGTTCCGAAAGCAGCTCCGCGCCGCGTCCCGGCTGGAGCTTCGCTACGAGCATCGCGACGAACTCGCGCACTCCATCGGCGTCTGCCGCGACCTGCATGAGGAGGCGGCGGGCCTGTTCGGGACGTTCGCAATCCACCAGGGCGCGTTCGGCGACCAGGCGCTAGAGCTGGTCAGGTCGGGGATCCTGCCAGGGTTCAGCGTCGGCTTCTCGGACCGCTTCACGCACTGGAAGCGGACCGCGGAAGGAACCGTCGTCAGGTCGAACTGCGAACTTCACGAAGTGTCGCTGGTGCGGATCCCGGCGTACGCGGGCGCCCTGGTGACGGCGACCCGCTCGCGCGAGGAGATCCTGGGGGACCTCGTCGTCCCCGTCCCCGACGACGCGCAGCTAGAACGACTGCGCGCCGTGGGGATCGAGGTCTAGGGCGTCACGTCCAGGACGTCCTGCTTCACGATCCGCCGCACCTGCTCATGCGACAGACCAGACGCCTCGGCGATGGCGCGCAGGGAGGCGCCCTCGGCGCGCGCGCCGATGATCGCCTCGTCCAGCGCTACGCGCGCCAGCGCCCACTTCTCCAGGCGCCGCTGGACTAGCCGCAAGGACTCCTGAACGGGCGTCATGGCGTCGGCTCCGCGAGCAGGTTTTCCTGGTGGATCTCCAAGTCGATCCCCAGGGTGATCGCGAGATCGTTCAGCGCGCGGTCGATGGCGTCGCGGGTCAGGTCCGAGTCATCAAACGTGAGCAGGACGGTCATGTGACCAGTCCACTCCTCGCCATCGACCTCTAAGTCGCGGCGGGGATCGTGGCCCTGCTCCTCGTACCAGACGATCTCGTTATCCCAGGTCTCGGCGCCCGGGATCTGCTCGTCCATGTGGACGGCGACCATCCCCTCATGGTTCATGGTCACCGTTCCCCACGCGCCAGCGCGCGCGAGGAAGTGCGGGAAGCGGTCCACGTCGCGACGAAGCCGAACGCGGGTGCCGACGTCGAGGCTCATCGGTCGCCCTCGTCCCAGTCGTCGTCCTCGCGGTCATAGACCGCCTGCTTGATCGCCTCGTCGGACATATCCGCGAAGGGCGAGTCGTAGTCGTTTTCGCGCGCCTTCACGATGGGCGCCTCTTCGTTCCAGTGGGCGTACGGGTCGCCCTTCTTTGACTTGCCATAGACGTCCCCGAGGACGTCGTCCGGCTTGTCGCCGTATGGATCCATCGCTTGACCTCCTGTGGTCATAGGTTGTCACTGATTGTGACAGAAACGCGGGACGTCCCGCCACAAAATGTGACGCAGTTGAGACGGGCGACGTCCCGCTCTACCCTGTCCGGCTAGAACGGCACCCCGCACCGCGGCCCGGACCATCGGCACCCCGCAGCGTCAAGCGGCACCCCGAACCCCGTAAGGCCACACGGCGGCACCCCGTCGAACTCCGACGAAGGGACACCCCGTGTCAAACGCAGTTCTCCAGCGCTACGTCGATGAGCGCACCCAGACGCAGCAAAACATCGACCGCATCCTGGACAGGTCGAACGAGGAAGAGCGCGACCTGACCGACTCCGAGCGCGAGCTGATCGTCGGCCACCGCGCCCGCCTGGAGCAGCTAGAGCCGATGATCGGCGAGCTGCTCGACGTCGAGGAGACGCGCGAGAAGGCGAAGGACGCGCGCGCCGCCCTCACCCGCCGCCGCGAAGCGCCCCCGACCCCGGACGACGACGACGGGGACGACGGTGGCGACGGCGACGGCGACGAAGGCAAGTACGCGACGTTCGCGCAGTACGCGCGGGACGTCATGCTCGTCCGCTTCGATAAGATCGGCGCCACCGTCGGCCGCTCGGTTCGCGAGCGCGCCGCGCAGCGCCTCACCAGGCAGGTGCCGCAGGTCCTCACGTCGGACATTCCCGGCATCGTCCCGACCCAGTACCTGACCCAGATCATTCAGGTGATCGACCGGTCAAGGCCGCTGGTCGACGCGTCCACGAAGGTCGGCCTGACCTCGGGGAAGATCCAGTGGCCGCAGATCACGAACCGGCCCGAGGTCGCGAAGCAGACCGCCGAGAAGACGACCGCCGGGGACGGCGCGATGGACGTCGGAATGCTGGAGAAGGTCGCGTCCACGTTCATCAGCGCAGCGAACTTCTCCTGGCAGGCGATCAACTGGTCGAACCCGGACGCGCTGCAGCTCTGGTTCGACCTCGCCGCCGCCGACTACGCAAAGAAGACGGACGCCGAAGCCGCAGCCGTCCTCGCCGCCGCGGACACGACCCCCATCGCGGTCGCCTCGGCAGACCTGGAAGGTTGGATGGCAGGCATCGCCGCAGCCGCCGGGGAGGTCTACGCGAACACCGGCCGGTATGCGGACACGGTCGCCGCGAACCCCGCAGACGGGTACGCCCTGCTCGGCTACGTCGGCTCTGTGGCGCCGACGTTCCTGGCTACGGGCGTGGGGAACCTCGCCACCGGATCGTTCCCGTCACTCGGCGGGCTTCGCTTCGTGATCTCGGCGGGACTCCCCGCAGGAACGGTGATCGTCGGCGACTTCGACGCGCTCCTCTGCGCCGAGACCGCCGGATCCCCGGTCGAGCTGCGCGCGGTCGAGCCGTCCATCGGCGGCGTCGAGGTCGGGATCATCGGCGCCTTCGCCTGCGCCATCGCCGACCCTGGCGCGTTCGCGGAGCTGACTGCCCCGGCAGGGCCGTAGCCATGACCCACTACCGCGACAGGTTGGAGGCGGGCGAGTTCGACCCGCCGAAGACCGCTGACGACCTGGACGCCATGACGAAGGCGGAGCTGATCGAACACGCCAAGTCGGTCGGGGTCGAGGTCTCGGAGACCGCCACGAAGGGGGACGTCCGAAAAGCCATCGAGGAGGCGTCGCAGTAGTGGCGCCCTACTGCACCGTCGAGGAGCTGGCCGCAGGTCTTCGGATCCGGGTCACCCCCGAAAACGAAGACCTCTTGACGGTCTGCGTAGACGCGGCGGCGCAGGAGATCACGCATGAAGTAGACCGACCAGAAGACGACCCGATCCCCGACAGTGACCCGCTCGCCAACCGCGTGAACGTCCTGCGCGGGGTCGAGTGGTACAAGGCAAACGACGCCGCCTTCGGGGTGATCGGGTTCGACCAGACGGGGGCGCTGCAGGCGCCGCGGGACGCGTTCCAGCGTCACGCGTACACCCTGACCCCGTTGAAGCGTCAGTGGGGTGTTGCGTGAGCGCGAACGGCACACTCCCCTTGGCCGAGGTGCGGGCGCGCGCCGCAGACGCGCTCGCGCCTCGGACCGACGACGACCCCGAGGTCTTCATGGACGCGGTTGACGCGGTCGAGCCGCCCGCGATCATCGTCCACTGGGACGACCCCTGGTTGGAACCGACGACGTTCCAGGGACTCGCCCGCCGCGGCCTGTGGGACGCGCGGCTGCTCCTGATCCTGGTCGCGTGGCGAAACGAGCCTGGACCGGGGATCGCGAAGCTAGAAGACCTGACCTCGCTCGCCGTCGGGCGACTCCTGGAAGACCCCTACGCGTGGCCGCCCGCGACGGTGCAGGCGCCCGCCCTGTTCAACATCGGCGGCGTTCCCCTGCTCGGGGCGCGCGTCGTCTACCGCGTCCCCGTGACGCTCTGAGGGAGGCATCGGAATGTCCACACCTGCAGTCGAACCGCAGCCGCTGATCCTCACGAACGCGGGCCTCAAGATCGGCAAAGGCCCGACCGAGGCCGACCTGGTCGAGCTGGCCTGCCTCGCCAACCACATCGAGCTTTCCCCTGACGTGTCCGTGACGACCATTGACACGATGTGCGGGTCAAAGGACTACCCCGGTCAGGTGAAGTGGGCACTGGTCGCGACGCTCTACCAGAGCTTCGACCCGGACGCGACCGAGGAGGTCCTGTCGGCGGCGGTCGAAGGCGGCGTCCCTGTCCCCTTCGCCATCGTCGGCTACCGCGACAAGCCGGTCGGACCGACGAACCCCGAGTGGTCAGGGTTCCTGATCCCGCAGCCGTACGCGCCGATCAACGGCGACGCCGGGGACGCGTCCTCGGTCGAGCTGGAATGGTCGCTCTCGGGCGACCCGGTCAAGAGCGAGTCGCCCGCAGCGGTCATGGCTGCGCAGTCGGGGTACGAGTCGCAGACGCTGGCCGAGCTGCAGGCGCTCGCGTCCGACCGTGGCCTGCCGACGTCGGGGACGAAGGCAGAGCTGGCGCAGCGCCTCGCGGAGGCAGACGCCGCGGGGACGTAGATGGCGGGCGACACCCGCGTCGACGTCCTCGGCTGGGACGAACTCGCCGCTGGTTCGCGAACCCTGTTCGCGAAGATCGAAGACGCGGCGCAGGACGCGTTTGACGACGTCGCCCGCGACGTCGCGAGCCGCGTCAGCGTCCCTCGCAAGACCGGTCGCCTCGCAGGTTCGGTCGAGGCGGCCTCAGAAGGCGGCGCGGCGCTGGTTCGCATGGGGAAGGGGATCCCGTACGCGGGGTTCGTGGAGTACGGCGGCCGCGGACACCCCCACTCCCCGACGGGGAACTACCTGTACCCGGTCGCGATGGACGCCACGCCGCTCCTGGTGACGGCGGGGACGAAGGCGGCCACTGACGAGATCGGAGGAATGCGATGGCCGACGCCGACGTAGCCCACCTGCGACAAAACGTGAAGCTTCCCGAGAAGGTCGAGCTGCACCTGGACGAGGGGATGCCGCCCCACTCCCCGCGGGAAACGTCCATGCTCAGGGACCTCACCGGCAAGGGGTTCCAGGAACTCGTCGGGGAAGGCGCCGACGACGGTGACCGGGAAGCGGTCATGGTCTGGTTCAAACTGCGGCGCCTCGGCTACGAACCGACGTTTGAGGAGGCGCGAGACGTCCTAATCGAGTACGTCGCGCCGGACCCTACGAACGCCGCCGACTCGACGCCCTCGCCGCCTTCTGCCGGTACTGGCGCATGACCCCGCGCGAGGTCGAGCAACTGACGTTTGACGAGTACGAAGCGATGGTCCGGTACGCCAACCACGAGGCGCGCGAGCTGCGGCGCGCGCAGCGGAAGGCGGCCAAGCGCTAGCGATGGCGGCCAGTCCCGAGATCGTCGTCAAGTACATCGCTGACACGTCGGCGCTGCAGAAGGGGATCGGGGACGTCCAGGGCGCAGGCGCGAAAGCGGGCCTCGCCGCAAAGAAGGCGTTTCTGCCAGCGGTCGCTGCGCTCGGCGGCGTCGCCGTCGGCGCGAAAAAGGCGATGGACGCCGCCTCGGACCTGAACGAGTCGGTTAACGCGGTCGAGGTCACCTTCGGCAAGGCGTCGAAACAGGTCCTCGACTTCTCCAAGGTCGCGGCCACCGAAGCGGGCCTGTCCATGAGCCAGTTCAACGAGCTGGTGACCCCGGTAGGCGCAGCGCTGCAGAACACAGGCATGAGCGCCGACGAAGCAGCGAAGGCGTCGATCAACCTCGCCAAGCGCGCCGCGGATATGGCCTCGGTCTTCAACACCGACGTGGCCGACGCGATGGGCGCGATCCAGGCGGGACTGCGCGGCGAAGCCGACCCGCTGGAACGCTTCGGGGTCGGCCTCTCGGACGCCGCGGTCAAGGCGAAGGCGATGGCGATGGGTCTCGCCGAGTCGGAAAAGGCGCTGACCGCGCAGGACAAGGCGCAGGCGCGGATGGCCCTGCTCATGCAACAGACGACGAAGTTTCAGGGCGACTTCAAAAACACGTCGGACAGTGCAGCCAACAGTCAGCGCATCCTCGCCGCGGAAATGGAGAACCTGCAGGCGTCGCTGGGTCAGGCGCTCCTTCCCGCCATGCAGATGTTCATGGGGATCTTGCGCGAAGTCGTCGGCTTCATGAGCGAGCACCAGACGGCGACGAAGGCGGCCGTGGTCGCGGTGACCGCGCTCGCGACCGCCGTGGTCGCAGTCAACGTCGCCATGAAAGCCTGGGCCGCGATCCAGCTCATCGCGAAGGCGGCCACGCTCGCCGCGACCGCCGCCCAGTGGTTGTTTAACGCGGCCATGACTGCCAATCCCATCGGCCTCGTGGTGGTCGCGATAGCCGCCCTGATCGCCGCCATCGTCCTCCTGGTCAAGAACTGGGACACGGTCACCGCGGTCATGACGAAGGGGTTTGAGCTGATCAAGGCCGCGGCGCTGACCGTGTTCAACTGGATCAAGTCGAACTGGCCGCTCCTGGTCGCGATCCTCACCGGTCCCATCGGGGTCGCCGTCCTCGCCATCGTCAAGAACTGGGACAAGATCGAAGCGGGCGCCAAGGCGGTCCTGGACTGGATCAAGAAAAACTGGCCGCTGATCGTCGCCGTCCTCACCGGCCCTATCGGGATCGCCGTCGCCACGATCATCAAGAAGTGGGACGAGATCACGGAAGGGATCAACGGCGTGGTGGACGCCATCCGAACCGCGGTCGGGAAGATCCCCGGCATTTTCCTCGGCATCGTCGGGTCCGTCGGGAACGCCATCGGGCGTGTGGTCGACGCGATCAAGCGGCCGATCAATGCGCTGATCTCGGCCTGGAACGGCCTTGCGTTTCAGGTGCCGTCGATCACCATCCCCGGCTTCGACGGAGTGAAGGTCGCAGGGAAGACCATCGTTCCCGGCTGGGGCGGAACCACCATCGGCGGCGGCTCCTTCCCCTTCCCCAAGATCCCCCTTCTGGCGCGTGGCGGCGTGATCGACCGGCCCACGCTGGCGATGGTCGGCGAAGGAGCAGGACGCGAGATCGTCACCCCCGAAGCGCTCCTCCGTTCGATCATTGACGAACGCCCGCTAGAGGTCCGGGTCTTCCTCGGCAACGAGGAGCTGAAGGGGCTTGTCCGAACCGAGATCGTCAGGTCGAACACCGACCTGGCGCGGACGCTGATCGCGGGGTCGCGCGGATGATCCTGTACGACTCTCTGGTCGCCGAACGCGACGACGCGGTCGAGGCCGTCGTCCTGACCGTGACCTACCACTGGAACGGGTCCGGCTCGTCGCATATCGAACCCGTCCGCATCGCGCGCGTGGGGCCGTCGGGGACGAAGGCGTACGTCCGTGGCGCCTACCTGACCGGCGACCTGGGGACGACGTCGCCGCAGGTGTGGGTAGTCCGCGACTTTGAAGCGCCGCTCGGTGTCCCCGTGACCTACACCGTCGAACGGGTGGACTTCGGGACGTCGCAGACGACGCCGAAGACGATCACCCTCCCCGACGAGGGGTGCGAGGACACCTGGCTTACCGATCTCGCGCGTCCCATGAACACGCAGCGGATCGAGATCGAAGCGCTCCCCGAGCTGGTCTACCCGGTGGACGCGAGCGTCCACGCGATCCTCACCCGACGGACGCCCATCGTCGCGTCCGACGTCGCCGACACGCCCACCTTTGAGCTGACGTTTCTGACCGAGTCGGACGAGGAGCGCGAGAAGTCGCGCGCGATCCTCGGGAACGGCGTCCCCGTCCTTCTGCGGACGCCGCCCGCAAACGGGATCGGCTCCGTCTACTTCTCGGTTCGCGGGTTCAAAGAGCAGCGCGTCGTCAAGCCTGCGCGCGTCACCGACCGGCGCTTCATCGTGGACTGCGTCCAGGTGGACCGGCCCGACCCGCTCCTGTACCTGCCGATCCCGCCCGCGACGTACGAGTCGGTCGAAGCGAACTTCGCGACCTACGCCGACCTGAACGCGCAGCGCGACTCGTACGACGCCGTCCTGTACGACTACGAGGACACAGAGGCAGGGAACATCGTCCCCTGGCCGCCGGTGGACGTATGAGGGGCGCCAGCGAACGGTTCCTGGCCGCCATCCGCGGCGCGCACGTCGTCGGGTCACGCGTCGATCTCTACTTCCCCGACAACCAGACCGTCCCCGTTGAGGTCCCGGTTGAGGCGGGGTCGCTCACCATCGACCGGCTCGCGAACGTCCGACGAACGGGACAGGTTCAGATCCCCTGGTCGCTGAACGCCGCGTCCGACCTGGGCCTCGACCTGCGAACGCTCCCCTTCGGCGGGTACGCGACCCTGCGCCGCGGCCTGCGCTACGCGGACGGGTCACGCGAGCTGGTCGCGCTCGGCTTCCTGCGGGTCGAGTCGGTCACCTGGGACACGCTAGAGGACACCGCCTCGCTCGAACTGGCAGACCGCATGGCGCAGGTCAGAGACGAACCGTTCCTGGCGCCGTACGTCCCCCGCGGCGGGACCGGGATCACCCGCACAGGGACGCTGACGAACGGGTCGGCGGCGGTAACCGGTCTCGCCATGACCTCTGACCTGCTCGTCGGCATGACCGTGACCGGGACCGGGATCCCAGCGGGCGCGGTGATCGCGTCCATCGACTCGCCGACGCAGATAACGATCTCCACCGTCCTGAACCTGACCGCGGCCAAGGACGTGGCGGGCCTGCCGAACTCAGCGATCCTGAAAGAGATCTCGGGGACGTCGAACCTGGCCGTGGGGATGAGCGTGGACCTCGGCAAAAACGACTCTGGTCAGAACATGACGCAGCCGGGGACGGTGATCGCGTCCATCGACTCCGACTCACAGATCACCATGAGCAAGCCGACCACCGGGGTCACCTTCCGCGGCCCTGGCTACCCCGGCGGCTACTGCCGCGCGAACTTCTCGGTAGCCGCGACCCAGTCCCTGTTTTTCTCGGGCGGCATCCGCATCGCTGACGCCGCCATCGAGATCGTCCAGCAGGTCTTCGGGTCGCGCATCCTCTATCGGAAGCTCTCGGACCCGAACGTCATTACGTCGGACGCGTACTTCTCGCAGTCGCGCGCGGACACGGTCGCGGAACTGGCCTACGCAGGATCGTCCGAGGCGTACTTCGACGCCGACGGAAACTTCGTGTTCGACGTCGTCCCTGGTGGCGCCGATCCCGTCTGGGACGTCGACGCGGGCGAAGCAGGGGTCATGGTCAAGGCCGCCGAATCGCTCGCGCGAACGGGGGTCTACAACGGCGTCCTGGTCTCGGGGCAGGGGAACGCCGACACGCCGCCCGTGTCTGCGCTCGTCACCGACGACGATATGGAGTCGCCGACGCGCTGGGGCGGGATGTTCGGGAAGGTCGCCAGGATCGAGTCGTCCACCGCCGTCCAGACCGTGACCCAGGCGCAGGCGGCGGCGCAGTCGATCCTGCAGGGTCAGCTAGGCCTCGCCCGCTCCCTGTCGCTGATCGAAGCGCCGAACCCGGCGCTGGAAGCAGGCGACGTCGTCCGCGTCGTCTTCCCCGACGGCCGCGTCGAGCTTCACGTCATAGACACGGTCAAGCTCGACCTGGGAACGGGCGCGCAGGACCTCGCCACCCGCTCGGTGTTCCAGGGCGGCGACCTGGACGCCGTCGTCCCGCTCGCGCGGCGCAGATACGGCGTCTACCACGATGCCGCCGCATGGCAGGAGCTGGAAGGAGCGCAGGTCGCGTGAGCGTCCCCGCGTCGCGAACCCTCCCCGCCGTCCTGCGCCAGTCGCTGCGCTCGGGCGACGCGGTCGAACTCGTCCTGGCGACCGGGGGCGCCGTCCTCGCGCCACCAGAAGGGAACGCGTACGTGAACGTCGTCCTGGGCGGCCAGACGATCAAGGTTCCGAAGCTCTGGCAGGCGACCTCGCCCGCCGTCGGCGGCCCTGCCTATCTGCTCGTCACGCGCAACTTCATCCTCTACCTGGGGACGGTCAAGACCGCCTAAGGAGGCCCGCCCATGCCGACCACGCCGAAGCTCGCGATCCCCTATCCCGTCCCGACCGACCCCGCGGACGTCCCCACCGATATGCAGGAGCTGGCGTCGCGCGTGGACGCGGTCGCAGGTTCAGCGTCCGGTCTCGCCACCCTCGGCGCCGACGGGAAGATCCCCGCGGCGCAGCTCCCCGCGGCCAGCGGCATCCCCGCGACCATCGTGGACGCGAAGGGAGACCTGATCGCAGCGTCCGCAGCGGACGCGGTCGCGCGGCTCCCCGTCGGCGCGAACGGGCAGGTCCTCACCGCTGACTCAGCGCAGGCGCTCGGGGTCAAGTGGGCCGCAGCCGCAGCCGGTGGATCGTCCGTCCTCGGCTATGCCGAGTTCACGGCGCCGGTAGCGCTCTCGGGCGGTGGCGTCGTAGAGGCCACGCCGCAGACCATCGTGTCCCTGCCGTCGATCACCTTTGATGGAACGCCCGTCCTGATCGAATTCTGGTGCCCCGGTTTTCTGCTCCCGGCCACCGTCGGCTCGATGGGAATTTCGCTCTGGGATCCCTCTAACGACCTTGGCAGGCTTTCCTTCCTCACGACCGACGCCTCGGGGCGCGTCACCACGAACGCAGGCCCGGAGGTAGGCCGCCGTCGCTTCACCCCCGCGGCCGGTGCGCGCGTCTACTCCATCCGCGGCTGGAGGACGGCAGGATCGTTCACCGTCCAGGCAGGTGCGGGTGGTGCGGGCCAGTTCCTTCCCGGCTACGTCCTCTGTCGCAGAGACCCGTGAGCCTGAGCGAAGCACAGGCGCCGTTCACCGAGCCGTACGCGGTCGCAGGGAACCCCCGCGGGTACAGGTCGAAGGGACCGACCGCCGAGGCCTGCAAACGCGCGCTGGCCCACCTGGGATTCCTTCCCTGGAAGGAGGACGGCGACTGGGATCAACACTGGAACGAGGACCTGAACACGGCTGCCGGAAAGTGGAAGGCGAAGCGTGGCCTGTCCGACGCCTCCGATGGATCCTGGGGACGCAAGGCGCATGACGTCATGCAGACCGCCTGGTACGAGAAGGACGGCGACCACCTGCCAGCGTTCGACGGGTACGCGCAGAAGCTTCTGCAGGACGAAGCAGCGAAGGCGGCTGGTGGCGGCAAGTCGCCCGAGCAGCGCGTCCGAGACGCCATCGTCAACTTCTGCGAAACGGGCCTTGCGCACCCCGACGGCTGGACGTACTCGCAAAGTCGCGCGGTGAGGGTGGACGTGGATCCTGCAGGGAACGTCACGTCCGACTGCAGCGGCTCCGTCCTGCAGGCGTACGCCGCAGCTCGCCGCGCCTGTCCTGACCTGGTTATCCCCGACCCCGCGAAGCAGGGATGGTCGGGATACGGGAATACCGACTACTACGAGGACGACCACCCGACGGTGACGTCGGGCCAGTACCAGGTCGGCGACCTCGCGCACTACGACGGCCACGTCTGCCTCTGCATCAAGGCGGGGGACTCGTCAAGCGCGGACTGGTGGAGTTTCGGGTCCGAGCCGCCGTCGCGCCGGAAGCTCTACTACCGCTCCGACTTCCGAAAGGTGGTGAGACCTCCACTCGTCACATGAAGCGCCCGAACCTTAGAAGGATCCACTGGCGCCTACCTCACTCGGTGAAGCGGCTCCTGAACCCGTGGATGAAGCGCCGCGGCGACCGCGGCGACCAGAAGTGATCGGCGTACTGGTCGCGATCCTGTCGGCCGTCCTCGGCTTCGTCCTCGCCGCCCTGATCTTCGTCACGCTGCGCCTCTCGGAGCTGCGCGAGCGGGTGTCCCGCGTCGAGGAGTGGGTCAGGGTCGCAGAGCGGCGCCAGTGACCCCGCGCAGCCTCGACGTTGTCGCCGTCGTCCTCGCCGTGGGGATCGCAACGGCGCTCAACGTAATCACCTTCGCTGTCCTGTACGACGCGATCCGCTCCGAAGGCCCAGGCCTGTCCGAGAACGCTACGCAGATCCTGACCGGCTGGGGCGGCGGGATCGTCGGCGTCCTCGGCGCCTATGTCGGGTACAGGATCGGAA